TTGTTGAACCGGTCCACAAGCCAGTTGTGAATGCAGCACCAGCAAAGACTTGCTCACGCTTCAGAAGCAACTGCTCAGTGATGTACTGAGTGGTTGAGACTTCGATGTTGAGCGCTGCATCAGCATTACCAACAACGTAGTCATCGAGGTCCATATGGACGCCGTACTGGTCGCAACTGAAAGTGTCAGTTGAGAGAGTGTAGTTGGCACCAACGGTCTCAGAACCGGTCGCACGCAAGTCAGCGATTGAGCGGAGGTAGTTGCCCTTGTCAAAGACAAAGTACTTGTCGGTCAATTTGGGACTTGGGATTGATGGGAACACCTTATCAGCGATAAAGCGTGTCTGCTCTTGGGCATAGGCTACTGAGATGTTGCTCAACGCTTCATCAACGTGAACCTGTGAAGTAAGTAAAGGCATCGTTTTATCTCCTTTTGATAGTCAATTAAGTGTTAAGGACAGGCTTGCCACAATCGATGTAGCAGCTAACGATCTCATCTTGAGCGCCAGCCGCCTCGATTGCTTGACCGCAAACATACTCATCAGCCGCGATGGTTGATGATGCACGACCGTCAGAGTCAACTGCACCGATGGCTGCGCCTGATGCAATTGCCGCATTGGCTTTGACCTTAGAGACGCCGGAAACCATGATGGAAGCCGCTTGTCCTGCTGTTGGTGCGTTCTGGAGCACGCCGATCGGTTGCATGTTTGCACCGCCCGCTGCTGCCTTACCGCTTGAGATAACTACAAAGCGGTACTGAAGGCTTGAAAGATCAGCCGCCGCTTCTAGAGTGATGATGTGCCCTGGTAATTCGTAAGCCATCGCTTTTTCTCCTTATGAGTTACGCTTTGCCGAGTACTCGGCGTAAAGCGCTGGGTTGGTTTGAATTGTTTTCGCAATTGCTGAAGCCATAGAGCCGCCTGACTTTTGGACTTCCTCATTTGCGAGTTGCTGGATGCGCTCCCAAGCGTCACTTGGTGCTTCAACTGGTGCATTGCTGCCAGCCTCAACCAGTGTCGCGCCGCCCTTCATCCCATTGGATGCAGCGGTGAGAGCTTTCTCGATACGAGCACCAAAGTCTTCATCGCGTGCCTTAGCTTCAAGCACGAGATCACAGACCTCTTCGAGCGAGTGACCTGGGATGTTACAGAGTGACTTCTCACTCTTAGCAATGAACTCACTGCGCTCACGCTTGGCTAGTTCTTGCCCTAGTTCACTCTCGAGCTTCTGGCTCTTCTCGACCAGCTCCCGATTGGACTTCCAAAGAGCTTCAACGGCTGCTCGTGCCGCGTCAGGAAGTTCACCAAGTGACTTCTTGAGCTCTTCTTCTTCGTCTTCTTTCTTCATCTCTTCGTCTTCATGCTCAGCTTTCTCAGCTTCTTCTTCTTCAGACGCTTCGATTTCGACCTCGACCTTTTCACCGTTAGCAGTGCGAAGCGCTTGCAACGCGTCACTCACCGGCATCATGTCAGAGAAAGACTCTAGGAGCTTCATAGCTGCCGAGATTGCCGCCTTGGCGTCCTCTGGCAGTTCCATTTTCTCCATGTCTTCTTCTAGCTTTGCGATTGCTTCCGACCGTCCTTCGGCCTTCAGCACTTCGACAAGAATGTTTTCCATCTTCATCGTGTTACCTCGTGCCGCTTTCATAATCGGAAACCGGCGTTTTAGATTGGCACCGCTCTCGACGAGTGAGACCTCATGGGTCCTAACGTCTTTGAGCGATGTGACGCGGCGCTTCTTTGCCATCGTCTCACCTCGACTTGTTGTTGATTGATTGCCTACTCGGCTGGTGCGCGGTCTGCTCGACCGCTATTCGTATCGTATCAGAGCACTATGCCCGGTCAACCCTGCGCGATAAATTCAACCTCGGGCATCTCACCTTCTGCCATGTCTTCACGCTGACCATAGCCGCCGATTGAGAAGCCATTCAGCTCACCCGACTGCACACGACTCCAGAGCTCAGGGGTCAGCTTCACGCCAAGCACCCAAGAGCCAGAGCGCACCACGTCATCACCGAAGCTCTGAGCATAGGCTTTGTGTGGTTTGCCCTCGATAGCTGCTTTGTAGTCCTCCGGTGACGGGTAAGGCTGAATCCAAGACTCTACAACCTTCGCACCATCGGCTGCACCATTATGGTCGAGACCTACCACCCGCGACTCGCTCAAGAAGTCGTGCGCGGTCTCTTCAATGACTGCCGGGCTCAGATAGTCGTCATGGGCATCGATGATATAGGGGTCCAAGACAACACCGTACACGATGCGCTTGGATTCATCGGCTTTGTAGATGCCGACTCGCTTGCTTGCCTTCTCGCGCTCACGCTCGCGCTCATAGCGCTCGTTGATGGTGTTGGCCCACTGCTGGCCAGAGTCGCCACCCCAAAGAAGCCAAGCAATGCGACCCGCGCCAGGATAGCCCGGTGCGCTGCGGTCTCGATTCTTTGGCACCGTCATGTCTTTCTGATGCCTCACGAAGTAATTGACCATCCGCTTAATCGTACTGATAGAGACCCGCCGACCGTTGGCCAGGTCACGAGCTCGAGCAACACCGACGGCAGTGCCGCCCCTGCGATGCTCACGTCTTAGCTCGAGACCTCGACGGGCTGCCTCTTGTACGCCCTTCGGTGGCAAGAAACTGGTCTCAACCTTTTCAATCAGCTCATCGAGGTCACTGATGCGACGCTCAAGAGCCTCGGCGTGCTGCGCTTTCCTGATGGCTGCTGGGTGAGGCAGCGATAGGTCTGCGGCTTTGCCCAAGACCTCACGGGCTGCGGTGCCGAGCGCGATGACTGCAAGCGGCTCGTCGTCTTGGTGATCACCAAGCTCACCGAGGTCGATGACATCAACCTGCTCACGCTTAAGCCCTACGGGCTCCAGATAGCTCTTGGCGAAGCGTTCACCGCTTGGGCCGCACAAGTGCCTGCCTCGGGCAACATCGAGCCCTGACGGCGTGCTCACGACGAAGAGCAAGCGCTTCTCGGTCTTGCTCGAACGTGGATGCTCAGCGGGCAAAAGGTCATTATCGCCGGTGTACTTGGCACTCTTAGGCTTGCCGGTGCCTAGTAGCTCCAAGAACGCCTTGACGCGCCCAAGAGCCCACTGGTCACGGCTGCCAACGCTTGGGCGATGACTCACCGAGAAGGCACCAGCACCACGACGAAAGACCGCCTTGAGCTGCCCAAGGTCTGCTTGCTTACCTTCAGCGGTGTAGCGCTCATTGTGCTCATCGCGTAGGTTTTCGAGTGCTTTGATGTTGGCGTCACTGAGCTCAATACCACCGCGAGACCCACCGGCAGAGCCCTCGGGGTTACGAGTTGAGCCCGTGCGCCGCTCGCTGGGCTTTGCTGGCGTGCTGGGATCGTCTTTCTGCTTGCCAACGCGAGCGGTGGCGGTTGCCGCTGCAAGCTGCTTGTTGCCAGTGCGCTCCAAGATGGCCTCATAGATGGCGTCCCATGCTGCTGAATGCTTGCCTGGTCCTGGCTTCTCAACTAGCTCAAGACCATCGTGTGACTCGACAACCTCAAACTCGTACTCAGCCGAAGCGCCCTCGTGCGGTGTATAGTCACCGACCATCAGAGCAGGACCGCCAGCGGTGTCCATCCAGTGATACCCTTCCGGTGCCTCAATCTTAATCGTTGCCATCGTCTCCCCCTTGCCCGTAAAGCCCCTCTAGGTCTTCCATGCCTTCGCCCTCTGGTGCCTCTTGCACTCGAGCAGTCTCGCGCTCAACTGGTGGCAAGCCTGCGAACTCTCGTGCGTGATCTTCAAGTGCATCGTCTGGCGTGACAACACCAGCACCGACGAGAGACGCGATGCCGCTTGCGAACTCGCTCAGCTCTGGAAGCTCAACGTCTTCATATCTGAGAGTAGGTGCGAACTCGTAAGGGATACCGTTTAGCTCCAAGAGCTGCGGTATTGCGTGCGCGTTGAATTGAGACGCAATTGAGTCGAGGTAGGTTCCAAGTGACTGAGCGAAGAGCGAGGTCTTGTTGCTTACCAGCGAGTAAGAGCCATGACCATCGAGCCCGGTGATTAGGAACTCCGCCATGACTGAGATTAAGATGCGCGACTCATAGCGCTTGATGATTTCGTTGACATCGATGGGACGCCGACCACCAGCACTCAAGAGCTTGAGCCTGAAGCCTGACGGTGTGCCATCGCTGAGCGTCTCAGAAGGGATCACAAGACCTTCGTACTCATCACGGCCAACACGTTGAATCATATCCTTCATCGATGCCAGCACGCTCTTCTCTGCGGCACTTGCATTGCTCGAGAGCATCTGAAGCGGAACCTCCATGCAAGGCAAGCCCGCAAGGTCACGGCTCACGCCGATGGCTTCGTAGGTGGCGATCTTCTTCTTGTAGTAATACGAGATGTAGGCGTTACGAAGCACTGAGCGACCTTCGGGGTTGTTCTTGTGCGCTTCGGTTCTGAAGAGCAGAAACTTGTCTGCCGGGATATAGCGCCGGTTGTAGTTAGGTGGCGCGACCTGGATGACACCGCGCACCGCACCGTCATCTTGGTCGAGGTCCCATTTCTCAATTGACTCTTGTGAGCGTATTGGGAAGCCACGGAAGCCGATGCGGTTGTCATCGAACTTGGAGCGGTAGAGCTTCGACTCGTGCCTTGGTCCTTTGCGAAGCTTGTAGGTGATTTCATGTACCGAGAAGCCAAAGACTAGAAAGCTCAAAATCTCGCTGATTGTGTCAGTCCAAGTTCTATCAAGATCTTCAAAGAGCGCACCCTCTACGAACTCAGCCACCGCACGCGCCTCATCGTTGTCGGCACCTGGCTCAACCGTCCAATCGACTTGTCGCACCAGTGTCTTGATAGCGTACAAGAACGCGCCAACGATGGCATCGTTCTCAGCCATCTCGCGAAACATCCGCCGCCCTTTGGGGTTCTTGAGGTCATTGAGAAACTCCTCAGTGATCTCACCGCCCATCGACTTGAGACCGGTCTGACCATAGAGCTCAAAAATGTCTATGGGATTCTCGTTTTCGTTCTCGTCACTCATACCAACTTCCCTTCTGCTTTAAGCTGGCGGATTCTCGCCCTGCTTGGTCTTCTAATCGTACACCGACAATTGGCGATGTGCTTGATGCCTGCGCCTCTGCTGTTATCACCTGGCCATCGCATCTGAGAGCCATCGGGCAAAGTGAAATAATCGCCAAGGCGTCTCACGTCTCGATTGAGTTCTTGATGACCACGACCACCATCGGTGAGCGATGATGACCACTCGATGTACTCAACACCACTCGCTTCGAGCGCTTTGAGATTGCCTTGGTTCTGCGCTTGCATCATCTCGGTACGTGCGATGAGCGATGAGCGCCCCCAGACGTTGCGCACAATCGCAGGCCCACGCTCGAGCGGTTGCAGAGCGACCTTGGTGGGCTTCTGCCCTGGTGCCAAGACCTCAGCGTCATCGAGATAGGTCGAGAACCTGATGCGCCGCGCAAGCTCGCTGGCAGTGATGCCGGGCTCTTCAGTCATCCACCGACCGATTTGGTTTCCCATATTGCGCTGGAACTCTTCGCGCACTTGCTCAACCAAGCCAGTCGCCAGCACCGTCTTCTCACGCAAGAACTCTTCTTGGAAGGTCGGTGGTATGATGAACTTCTGACCGGCACCCATCGAGCGGTTCCCAGCGTCTTGCACTTCTCTCAAGCCGCCGGTCTGAAGTATTGCGATGAGCGCGTTGATTGCTCGCTGCTCTGCGCTCTCGATGGTCTTCTTGACCACCGCGCGTACAAGCCTCACCTCTTCATCGACGAGCTCTTTGAGGTATCGGTCAAGCACTGCCTTGATTTGGCCAGCCATCGCCTTAGAGCGTGCCTCAGCCTGCCTTGCTCCCGGTCCTGCTCGTGTGCCTCTAAAGCTCGGCTCTGGTGTTCTCATAACCATACTTGTGCGCCTCTGCTGCCCTCGCTCGGGTTGATGGATATGATTGGCATTGTGGACTCATCAAGCTCAGTCACCGCCCACACCAAGGCGTCTAGGCGGTCGGGCGATTCTCGTGTCATCGATGGGACGTAGTTGCAGAGCTGGTCTTCAAGTCGCTCAAAGATGCCGACGTGATGCACGCGGGCTTGCTCGTATCTGGCACCGACGGGCTCAGCTCGAGCTTGCTTACCTCGCGATGCGTGAACGCTCTTAATCGCAACCGTCGGGTTGATGCCTTCGATGATTGTGCGCCAGGTATCACCGCCCTGGTTTGCCTCGACTACGATTCGGTCTGCTCTGAAGTCGTTGTAGGCTTCGATGGCTCTGCGGCAGACCTTCTCCGGTGTACCCTTAAAGCTAAGGTCAGCCAGTACGTAGAAGTCACGGCCAGCCATACCCACAACCACGATGCCACTCTCATCACTGCCCTCTTTGCTCGTTGTTGCGGGGTCGATTGCGACCACGATGCGTTGCATTGCTGGCGCATCTTTGCACCGGTTCTCTTCGATGTCTCGACGTGCGAAAAGAGCACCGGGCAACTCGCTCAAGAGCTCACCTTCGAGCTCTTGTCTTCCGAGCGTGCTGCCTGCGTAGCGGTCATGTATTGCGGTGATAAACGACTCCGCCAGGTTGTGTACATTGTCGCTCGTGCGCCCTCGCGTCACGTGCGTGTCATCGGCATCGGCTAGACGCTTGAGAGCGGTGAGCGGTCGCGGTGTAGTGGTGACGATGGTGCGGGGGTTGTCACCGAGTCGCATCCCAAATTGAAGTTGGTCCCACGAATCCCATCGCTGCCAGGCTGCAAGCTCATCGGCCCAAGCAAGGTCATGTTGTGGCCCTCGGAGCTGGTCAGG